GAATAAGCTGATAAGGCTCTAATGATGATATTGTATTCGCTATTTGTTATCTTCATTTAGAATGGTAAGTCAGATAGGTCTTGCTTACCATTGTTCCAAGTGTAGATACCAACAGCCTTAGGTGATGTAACCTCTTCTCCTTCTCTGTTAGTCCAAGTTTCGTGCTTTACTTTTATTATTGCAGGCATACCTTCGCAGTTAGAGGGAGTAAATACTGGCAATGCAAACATCTTCTTACCATCTATCTCTTTCTCCTCAGGCTTAATACCTAACGAATCACAAACTTCTTTGAACTCTCTATTGCCACCAGAGTTAGGCTCTAGGTTGCTCTCTGTAGGGTTTTTAAATCTAAACAAACCCTTAGAGCGTATAGTATTACCTACAAATAAACTACCACTATGCTCTCCAAATGTCTTATCAGAGTTCTCATTAGCAAGTTTAAATGTTAAGTTGTATATATCTGCTAGATATTTACCACGTATAACAACATCCTCTTTTAATGTAAACTCTTTTACGTGAGCGTAATAGTCTCCTTCGGGTACTATAACTTTTGGTTTATCTTCTGATGGGTCATAGTAGGACTCTCCTCCCATTACCCCACCAAGTACTGCATTTACTGAGTTACTCATTTTCACTTTCCTTTACTTGATTTATCTTGTTTATAACTTTCGCTATATCGTTCTTTTCTATATCACCATTCTCTACTGATAGTGATATCTTTTCCTTCCATTCATCACTAATGCCTTCCATCTCTTCGTATATGTAGTCTATATCTTCTTGACTTAATGATGTATCTTCTACTCTGTTTCTATATACGTCGTCTGCAATGTTCATATACATATTGAATGCCTTCTTCATAGCATCTGTATTAGCTGACTTGATATCATTACCAACGTCTACGAAACCTTCCTTATCTCTTAACTTCATTATTCTGTGAGCCGCTGTCATATCCCCTTCTCTCCATATACCACCTTCAAACCACTTGAGCCTTCCGTGTACCATAAACGCCTCACTACCTAACATCTCTGTACTTACAATAGTCCAAGACCACCCGGGATAGTACTTATCTGCTATACTTTTCATATAGCTAATCTCCACATAGTCCATACCCATCTTCTTCTTTACGAATGTCTTAGGTGTGTCCTCCATAGATACCTTCTCGTGAAGGTCTCTAATGATGTCAAATACTTCTTGCTCTACAATAGCACCGTTCTCTATTACTGATAACTCACTACTCATTCTCACTCCTCTTCTTTATCTTTAGTATCTCTGCTGTTATATAGACACAAGCATCTAGTAATTCTTCTAATGCTTCCTTAGTCCAATCTCTACCATCAAACACATCCACCTCTTGCTTGTACTCTCTTCTACCTTTCTCTAGTCTATCCTCTATTAGAGATACTATCTCTTTATTATGACCACTCATATTAAGCCTCTGCTTTATCTTCACTTATAAGTAGAGAAATAATATCTTTGTTCTTATTAGCTAAGCTCTCTGCTTTTTTAATATTCTCTTTAAACAGGGGTAGCTCTTCTTCTTGATTAGCAATAACAAACATTAGATTCATCAATGCAATCTCTAGCTGTTCTATTCTATATTCAAGGTTATTAATATCACTTGGCATTTTTGTACCTCACTTCTGCTATTGTTGTTTTCCTACCATATAGCCTATTCATATCATTGGATTGCATAATAGCATCATCCTTAGATTCAAATAATCTATAGTTGTATTTAGTATTTATAACATTAGAGAAAGCACCACCTCTAATCATCCACCAAGTGCTACCATCATCCTTCTCTTCTTTGATAGCCCACCTCTTTCCACTATTACTATTGTCTTCTTTGCTCTTCTTAAATACTACTTCTAACTCTTGCATACTATTCTCCTTTATTGTATGGACATATGTCTCTTACTGAACAGTAAGACTTACACTTTGTACCATTCCAAGTTTCTTCATCTGTACATTTATCTGGTAACTCTTCATTATCTAGCGATAATAGTAGAGCATCTCTTTTTACTGTGAACATATCTAGTAGGTGTTCATTGTTTATGTATGGAACCTCTATCATATATATCTTCTTGTCTAGTCCTCTCTCCCTAGATACCTGCAACCCTGCATCTCTAACTGTAGCTTGTACATACATACTATCTACCGGGTATCCGTTTTGTTCTAGTAGGTATCTATAGAAGTTTACTTGCCATCCCCAATCTTCCATATCTGAAGTATCTTTATCTATATAAAACTCCTTTACTCTTCTTGGAGTACCTGCCTTACCCCACCTACCACTCTTCTTATATACTTCAGTAGGATGGTATCCGTGCTTTGCTTGTATACCAAGACACTTAGCTATCTTATAACTACCAGAGAACTTGTAATCTATTAACATCTTTGTATCTTTGTCATATAAATCTACAGTACCAGTTATACCATTTGATTCTACAGTAATCTCTGAACCTAGTCTATCTACTACAGAAGAAGATTCTTCTAACTTTAAATGATGTAATGTGCCTGCTAAAGAAAACGCATTGTCATCTGGATATATATAGTAGTCTTGTGTTCTTTGTAGGTACGATTGACAAGTGCCTTGTATTAGTTCTGTTGTTGATGGTTTTCTATCTGGGTCTCTATCTTTTGACATATGTAGTAGAGTAGGTAACGATACTTGCATTCTCTCTATATCTACGTCACCCTTCTTAATATCTATTGTAGATACTATACCACCATCAGGATATTTAAAACCTTTCAAAGGCATATATTTACTCCTCTCTCTCTTTGTTAATTTACTAATATGTGATTACTTGAAGCAAGCATTATTTTAATTTTCTTCTTCATTGTTTAATACTTCATCATACGATATAAACCTTTCTACGTATATACCAGTATCACTTTCTATAGCTTCTAGCTCATTCTCTACAATCTCTTCTATAGATTTCCCTTCGTTTACGTGTTCATTCCTATCCATATAAACTGCTAGTTCTACTATTATTGTTTTATAGTTATCATCCATTTCTCTCTCCTTTGAATTTAGATGTTCTTTTATTTATATAGGCTTCTAACCTACGTCCAAAAATCTTAGTATTAGGCTCTAAGTCTAACCAAGACCTAAAGTTTTCCTCACTAAACTTAGATATCTCTATACCTTTATCTATTATAATATTAAGTATTGATATCCAATTAGTTATCTTCTCTTTATTAATAGTACCTGAGTGTAATCTAAACTCTATAGTACCGTGATAGTATCTAGAGTGTATGTTCAGACCACAGTACCTAGCATCGTTATACTTATCGTCACTAGGATATGAACCCATAGTCTCATAGTACTCATCTATTAGTTGTTGTTCTTCTGTAACTCTATGAAGATAATTCACATTCATTTCAGAATCTCTACACCAATTAGAACTCTGTCTAGAGTTAGGCATCATACCCTTTAGTATACTCTGGTACTTCTGATATACTATAGCTACGTGTGCTATCTCTCTAGGTGTCTTGTCTATAGAGTTGAAATGTACGTGGAATCCACAAGTATGATTAACCCATCCACCGTAGTAATCCTTCCATCGCATCAAGTTATCTATGTTCTGCATTAGTAGGTCTCCACTAGCAGGGGTAGACACTAGCTCTACACCCATACTATCTTCTTCATCCGTACTAATAGAACCATCTGAGCAGTTAGTCCAGTACATAGGTGTATCAATAGATTCTACCTCAGGCGTAATACATTCTATCTCCAAACCTACCAATGTTCTTATAGGGTATGTGAATGTATCTGCAACTCTACTACTAGAAGGTACTGTACTTGCGACCTCTAGTACAGGAGTTTCAGGTACACAACTCTCACAATACTCTTCACCTCTGTGGTATACTGTATAGTCTCTATTGGTAGCTTCTCCACAACCTTCACAATAGCAGTATAGCTCATAGAAACAATCTTCACAGTACTCATCTCCGTGAGGAGAAACATTGTAGCCACTATCATAGCTACTATGCGTATTACAACTAGCACAGTAGTAATAGTTTTCGTCATTGCAGTCGTCACATACAGTACCACTTGGTTGTTCTTGTACATCGTTTGTAGTCTCGCAACACTCACATACTAATTGTTCTTCTGTATCAGGCGGCATACTAGACTCCTATGTTAGTAGTTATTACTCCAACTATAAAGGCGTTTATTACCTTCAACCATTTCATCTCTTTTAGTGCATCATATATCTGAGATTCTACGTCATCCTTATCTAGTTCTATGTCTATATCTATAGAACCTAGTAGGTCTATCTGTCGTATTAAAAACTCTAGATATTCATCATATGTCTTATCTGCTAGGAAAGGATTCTTCTTAGCTCTATTATATAAAGTCTCTATAATATACTTCTTAGACTTTAGCTTTACAGCTTCGGGGAATCCTAGTAGTATTACTTTCTTAGAATGGGACATCATCATCTCTCTCATCTTCGTTACTATATCCATACTTGTAGTCTTCTATAACCTCGCATTGTATACATATAGGTCTACCATCGTTAGGACTTATCTCTTGCTCAGGTGCGTACTCAAAGCAGAAGTAGCATAACTCATCCTTCTTTGTGTCACACGTACTAACTGAGTGTAGAGACTTAGTTGCAGGACTCATACTAAACCCATTACCTCTATAGTATTGAGTACCACTATATGGTTTCCATTGATAGTTGTAGTCGTACTGACTCATAGTCTCGAACTCTACACTATCTACATTAGGCTTACTATCGAACTTATCTGTATCATAGGTATATATATAGTCTTGCCTGACATTTCTAATAGGTAATCTAAGACCAGCTCTGGTCATAGCATCCTCCATAATCTGTCTAGTAGAAGCCCATAGTAGAACTCTAGCCTTCTTCCAATAGGCAACCACCATAGGTCTACCACTCTCTCTGGCTAGATGTACCTTCTTGTTACTATCCTTCACCCAAGTAATAGCAAAGTCTCCATCTATATCCTCGAATGCTTTACTCATCTCCAACTTGTTGAGGGCTTGGAATAGAACTTGCGAGTCTACATCTGGGACACTCTTACCTAGTATACTAGATACTTGGTTGTAGTTGTGTATTATACCATTGTGTACACCAGTTACACTACCTATATTAAATGGGTGAGCATTCTCTACTTTTACACTACCAGTAGTTGCTAGTCTAACGTGTCCCATAAATATAGTAGTGTCTCTATTTACTTTATCTAGTAGCGTATTCCACTCAGGATAACCTACTAGTGTTGATGAATCTACTAAGGTCTTGTAGGTATATCTATTATCCTCATTGATAATAGAGAAACCTGTACTATCAGTACCTCGGATAGATGATTCATCTGTGAGTTCAGTTACTACTCTCTTGAGTATCTCTAACTGATTATCACTTTGTCTTCCGCTAGTCTTAGCGAAACCAAAGATACCACACATATACTATCTCCTTTTCTTTTAACTGTTATTATCTATTTTACTTTCTATGTATTCAGCACCACTGATACCAGTTATATCTCTAACAATATCTAGTGCTGAAAGTTTTGTATCTATAATTTTTCTGTACAACTTAGGGTTACTATATAATGACTTAGAGCTAGACATTATCTTATTAAGGAACATTATCCATTCTTTTATATGATTAGCCCTAATAGTACCTTCGTGATATCTAAACTCTATTGAACCTAGATAAAACCTAGCGTGTATATTAGTACCTATGTATCTAGCTTCATTGTATTTGTTGTCACTTATAACAGAATCTACCATACCATAGTAGCTAGTTATTAGATGACCAAGTGTATCTATCTTAGCTATTTCTTTAGGTGTCATAGTAATTACTCTTGCAAAAGAAGTATCTCTTCTATTATCAGGTATACTGTCATATATTACACTCTGTATTCTAGACATAATCATAAGTAGAGACTTTATCTCTTTGAACCCCATATCTAGAGCGTTCATATGTATATGTATACCACAGCTATTATCTACAGTATTCCACTCTGTTTCGTGAGCTTCTTCTAGTTGGTCTAGTGCTATCTCAACATCTTTACCTATAACAGGTTTTCTAGTAACAAACTCCACACCTCCTTGATTTAGAGAACCATCATCAACTACTTTGAAATATCTAGGTATCTCTCTATCTTCATCTATATACTCAGTAGCACCTTCTGTCTCTGTTATCACCTCGCTTTCTATACCTACGAATGTATCAAAAACATTCTTAGCAGAATACTTTCTAGGTAGCGGACTGTAGTTGAATGGGTTAGCTAGGTATGTAGTTAGTAGAATGTCTGCACAGTCACTACAGTATTGTCTACTAAATATATATCTATAATTAGATTCTAGATTGAACTGTCTTATAGTCTCATTTCTATCATCACTCTCTCTAAGATTATCTACATCTATCATCTCATAACATCTACACCTACTACAAGTTCTAAGAGTACCCTCATAGCAAGTAGGGCATATATTAGTTATATCACTATTTGCGAATATAACATCTGTACTGTTTCTTTGTAGAGCAGTATCTCTTGTTATACCTATTCTATTAGATATTTCCATATCTACATGGCAACAATCACAAGGTATCTCTAGTACATCATAACAAGAACTACAAATAGGCTTTGTTACTCCATCTGGCATAGCAACATCTGTTATACTAGACCTTGGTACTATATCTCCACAGTTACCACATACTTCATATCTACCTCTAGACATTTCTATGTCGTGCTTGTCCATATATGTAGTCATATGACCAAACGTATCTCTATTTAGAAAGAATCTATTTCTATGTAGTCCGTGTCTACTATCAGTCTTATCTACAAACTCTATTTGTCTATATGCTTCCCATATTAGAAAGCACTTAGACTCATCAGATGCGTACATCTCTAACGAAGTACATACATCATATGTATCACCCTGAGAATAGAACTGTACTTCATTTACACCCTGAGGCATATGTATTAAGTATGTATCTCTAGACTGACTCCAAGTTACAGTAAGTAGTCTCTTATCTGCAAATAGAACATCTAGGACTCTACATATAATACGTAGACCATCACTTCTTTCTAGTAGTAGGCAAGGTATATTTTGCTTATAGGTACTTGATACATCTATTAGTTTGAATATTCTAGTAGATATACCTTCTACAGTATCCACATCTACTCTAGCACTGTAGTCTAGCATAGCACTCTCTACATCTATATCTCTGAAGCTAGTAGCTTGATGTACTGTTCTAGCGTAGTTACTATTTACTAGATAGACTTCATTTGAATAGACCATCTTTCACCTCTCTTGCTATCGTTACTACAAGTTCTTTGTATACTACAAAGACTCCTAGATAATACAGAGTTAGTACACTAACGTGACTCTCTCCACAAGTACCAAGTAGGTGATGAAGTATCTCTCTCATACTTTCTCCTATCTTATTGTTATCTATTAACTTACATCTACATCAAGTATTATCTCGATGTACGTTTTTCCTACATAGAGATTACGAAATTCTACTGACAAAAGCAAGAACTTTTTTAACTTTCTATCTACTAAATGGGCCAATAGTAATCCATATCTCTACGTTCTTTCCATCTATACTTAGAGTAATACTCTAAGTCCTTTCTAAGTAGGTTGCTTCTATGTGAAGCGTGTACTCTATTATCGCCTATCCAAGAAGGCATCTTTATAGAATCTGGAAGACCTACAAGTTCCATAGTATTATTATAGTCTCTAAGTATCCATTCTTCTATCATTTTGTTTTTGTAGAGCAACAACGCTTCCTCGTAGCCTTCCCACATTAGAACGGCTGGATGTCTACGCCAACCCTTGTATTTATTGCCTTGTAGAGTTGGGTTATCTACTAATACATTGTAGATTTGCAAGGCTTCTACTCTCTGCTTTCCTAGTCTACGATAGTCTAGTACTTGTGCAGATAGAGTAAAATCTTCGTATGGTAGAAATGTCTGCATTAGAAACTACTATACCTTCTATGAGCATCCTCTCTATCTAATAGGTGCATACCACCTACCTTATCAGCATATCTCATAGCTTCAGTTGTACTAATAGCAATAAATCTAGTACCATCTACTAGTCTATACTTGTTATACCAAGTACCATTGAACATAACTCTATCTATTGAGTCACACTTTTTACACATCTTACTTACCCCTTTCTACTACTTCTACTACACTACCTTCATCTAGTCCTTCTACGTCATCACACTCTAGTAACTGTTTGTACTGTTTCTCATCTAGTAAAACCACAACTACTCTTTTCTCTGTAGGGTTATGGCTGAAGTAGTCTTTTATGTCTCTACGTAATATGTCTATTAGCTCAAACACTTATCTACTCCTACTCTTTTTACGCTTTACTCTTTCTATTTGTGCAGGTGTTCTACCATTAGCTTTTAGTAGAGCGTTCTTCTTTCTCCTAGCTACTTTAACTAGTTTACTACGTCTCATTCTATTACCTCCTTATAGGTATCGGTGTTGTTATTAAATCTTTCTACCAAGTTTTCTCTTCTCTGAGTATTGGTCGTATAAGTCTCGGGTCTAGCTTCTTACGCTTTCTACTGTGATACTTGTTCTGTACCACCATTCTTCTTCTAGTATTTCTTGCTAATTTGATCTGCCTATCTAGTGCTTCTGCTTTCTCTACTTGATTGAGCGTAGTCGCTAGTGTTATTCTACTATATCTAGTACCAGCATCTTTATCTATTACATTGACTATCATATTATCGCCTCTAGCCTTACTCCGCATAGCTTCTATTATATGCCATAGATTAATGAGGCTACTAGTAACATTGTCAATAGACTTTTTCTCATTACCTACATAGTCAATTAGTAGAGAGTACTTTTTATCTAGACCTTTTGAATAATAGATATTTACCGCACCTACACTTTTAAATCTGTAGTCATCAATCGGTGTAGCACTTTCCATATCTACTACTAGGTTATTGTTATTCATTTTGTACCTACTCTTTTATTATTCTATAAAATTCGCATCTACTATTTTTGCATCTACTAGATACGAAGTCTAGAGAATAGTCTAAGTATAAAACGAGGGTAGAGTGTACTACCCCCGTTCTACTGGTCACCGTTCTACTTTGCTATGTTAAGAGATATTTTCGTAACAGGTTCAAAACCGTTATCTGTCATCACTTCATCTACCTTATCTTTGTTAGTAGTATGAAATTCATCTAGCTTGGTCTTTATCTCTGCGAACTCTGGGAAGTTGTCGCACATTACGTCGATTTTTCCTCTCTTGCTTGCACTAGCTACTCCTAAAGTTATAGACTCTTGGAACTTTTCTGCTGTGATTAGTCCTAAAGCTAACATCTCTCTTAGTTGTGTATTGCTGATTTTACTCATTTTACTCTCCTTTGATTAGTTTGTCTAATGATATATTATCTACTACAGGTTATCTATAAGCATTTCCTATAGAAACCTTATTGAGATTGATTCTCATTAAGACTCCCCGTTTGTTATTATAAAAATTCATATTGGAGAATGTAGCGATTATCTGGGAGAATAGCAAGAAAATAATTTTGGCAGCTTGAAAGATTTAATTAGAGTATTTTGCCAAAAGTCAATAGTTAATTTTAATAATGTGACGTATATCACACTAAAAAAAATAATGCTTGCTTTTGTCGTTTATTTTAACTATGGGGTTTTTTTAGACTGGTCAGTCGAATATTAGACCGATAAGTCGAAAATTCAACCAACTAGTCGAAAATCAAACGGGATAGGGGGAGGGGGGTATAACGCAAATAAGAGCTACACACAAAATTATACTACTTTTTTAGGATAGGAAGTCTAAACTCCCTGCAAAATCGTTCATATCTACAGACTCTAGTTCTTCTGCATTTTGTAGTCTACTTACTATTTCTGCTATTTCACCCATTATTTTACCAGATGGGTCTACTACATCGTATACTTCCATACTTTTTGCTAAAGTTATTGCAGAATTTATATTATTTATAGATGATTCATTAGAGAAATCATTACCCAGAGCTTTATCTAACCTTCTTTTCATTTTTTCAACCTTTTTTGTTTATTGAATTTACTAATGAAAGGTTACTTAAAACAAGTATTTTTAAAATATTTTGTAATTTTTTTTAAATAGTAGGTAAGTGTACAATATAGGAATAGTTCTATTTGGCTGTATTTTTCCTATATATGGACATTTTATTTAAAATACGGGTATATGTATAGGTTTTCTAGTTTTGAGTGAATTTTCGCCAGTTTTCGTGTCTACAATATAATAAAGATATGCAAGTATTTCGTGTTCTGCTTCATTACCACGTACTCCTGCTACCATAGTAACCTTTTCTACCTCATAACCTTTGTCTTCTACGCTTTGTACCTCTTCCCACTTTGTTTCTTGGAACATCTTGTCTAGGTTTAGTTGCTGTAGTAGTAGGTTTACTACCAAAAATCCTTTCGTAGTTATTTTTATACCTCTTAATATCAGAGGTTCTATCCTTATCACCTTTGCCATTCATCTTTTCTTTCTTTTTATATTACGTTAGTAATATATTTCTTTCTTTTACTAAGTAAACTAAGTAGCTTCTTGGCTTAGAGCCCGTATAAGTTACTAATAAAACCATATATATATCAAGTACTTTTTTTAAAAAATAATACTTGTACTATATATTATCTTTTATTTAAATTAATGTTGAAGATATGACTAAAGTATTAAACATAGCTAGAAGTTATTGCTCTAACTGGGATGCAGGTAACTGTATAGGGTGTATATTTAGTAGAAAGAATGATAAACTATCTATTACACTAGATTCTAAGTTAAGTGGTAAGTCTTGTAGAGTAGAGAGAGGTTGTGATTTTTTTGATACTGTGGTTATACCGGGAATAACTGATGATAGAATAAGACAGTCTGCTAGATTGTCTGGGAGGAATAAATGAGAACAGCAGTAGCAGTTATAACAATGATATCTGGAAAACTTTGGTTTTTTCTAGAAGCCATAGCTATAGTATTATTAATTAAGACAATAAAAGGTTTTGTTAGATGAAGAGAGCTATCGTAACGCCAGATAAGCATTTTCCATATGAGGACAAGAAAGCAATAAAGGTAGTATGTAAGGCTATAGAACTTGTAAAGCCTGACATATATATAGACTTAGGTGATACTGGAGAATGGGAGTCTGTATCTCATTGGCAGTGGAAGAAGAAAAAGAGACCACCTTTGGAATATCAGCTTCCTTTTGTATATGAAGAAATAAAAGCTGTAAACAAGGGTATGGATACTATAGACGCATCTCTTGATAAAGCAGGAACTAAAGAACGTCATTTCGTGGAGGGTAATCATGAAGACTGGCTCAATAGGTTTGTTGAAGAAAATCCATACTTGGCTAAAGAAATACTCGTTAAAAATGCATTACGTCTTAAAGAGCGTGGATACAAGTATCATAGGCTCGGAAAGATGCTCAAGATTGGTAAAATTAATTTCTACCACGGGCATCATTTTGCAGGAGTTAGTCACACTCGTAATCATCTCCTTCGTCTCGGTGGTAATGTTATGTATGGTCACCATCATGATATTCAGCAGAGCTCTGTTACACACATTGACGGAGTTAAGTCAGCGTGGTCAATAGGATGTTTAAAGGATATGAGTGCAGAAGCTAATGAATGGCTTGGTAATAGACAACATAACTGGCAACACGCATTTGCTATAGTAGACTTTCATAGAAATGGTAACTTCAATGTTACAATACATCAAATAGTAAATGGAGTTAGTACGGTTGATGGAAAAGTTTTGAATGCAAAGTAGAACCATAAAGAAGAAAGACCATCTATTATTCGATGATGTAAATGAGTTTAACCAGTTTATGCCTAATACTGAGTTGATTGATAACTGGAGAGATGGTTTTGAAGGTGATTGGGTTCTGTGTGATGATGGTAAAGTGTGTCAGGTTTTAAAAAGAAACTATCTTAAAAAAAATGGTATTATAAAAGCTGACTACATCAGAACTGTAATGGGTACATATATATGCACAGGTAGTTATAAAATTGCTGGAGATATGAGAAAAAACATATACACCTTCAGTCCTAAGTACGATAGTGCATATAAGGTAAAAAAAGATAGAAAGAAACCAACTAGGAATGAGTTCTTATTTGCTAAGTATGTAGCTAAGGGCGAAGATATGGTAGATGCGTTTCTAACTGCATTTCCAGCTAATAGCAGAAAGTATGCAGAAAGAGAAGCTAAGTTTTTAATGAATACTGAAAGGGTAAAAAGTTTGATACGTGAAGAAATAGATAAGATATTGAATGAGGCAGAGATAACCCCATTGTATATCTTAGAGAAGATGAAGGATATTATAGAGTCTACTACCTCTAGAGATAGTGATAAAGTGTCCTTGTTAAAAGAATTAGTTTCTATAGCTGGTATGAAAGATACTGAAAAGAAATCTGAATCCGTTACTGTATTTCAAGGGTTCTCATCTGACCAACTAGAAGCTATTGGTGGAAACAATAAGAAACTGGCAAGTGCCAAAAGGGAATTGAAAAGCTGATGAATCTATACGAAATAGTGATGGAGGTTCTAGAGCACGCTGACGACAACGATATGTCAATAGGTGATGATATGTCAAAGCAAAGCATTGCTACTGAAATCTATGAACTGTTTTACGAAAGTCAAGTTTATTCTAGTTTTATTGATAGTGGCTATATGAGTGACATAAGTGACTATTGGCAATTTAGACAAGACCTAGATGAAGACGAATAAGTTAGCAGTATACGGAACACTTAGGAATGGTGAGCGAGATACTTGGAAAGTAGATGGCTACTCATTAGTGTTTCCCGGACATAGAGATTATCCAGCCGCATTTATTGACGAAAATCAAAATGAGATGATTGTAGAGGTTATTGATGTTGATAATATGGATTTAGCTGGTTACGACAGGTATGAAGGTGTATCTTATGGATTATATGAAAGAAGAATGGTTAAAGCATATAACGATGATGATGAAGTAGATGCTTGGATGTATACGATAGGCCCAGCTTTGTTGCAAAATAATACCGTGTTTGAACTTGTACCTAAGAAAGATTGGATGTCAGAAGATTGTCTAAAGCTCCGAACATAAATAAAAATAACGTATCTGAAAAAGAACGTGTATTAGAACTAGCTAAAAGAGACATCATCTCTTTTGGTCAACTATTTCTACCAGAAGACTTTATGAAGTCTACCCCTGCTACGTATCACTATGAGTTGAATGACTTACTACTAGATAACTCTAAGAAAAGAAATTGCATTATACTTCCTCGTGGTCATAGTAAGTCAACCCTAGCTAAGACAGCATTATTATATCATTTATACTTTAACCCTGAAGGTAAGAAGGAATTTATAGCTTGGGTAGCTGAAGAACAGTCTCAGGCAATAGACCACATTAAATACATACAGAACCACATAGAAGTTAATCCTGCACTTAATTACTACTTTGGCGACATACGTGGTAGTAAGTGGACAGAAAAAGAATTTACTACGAGTAAAGGAGATAGAATTATAGCTAAAGGTACGTCACAAAGACTTCGTGGTAGGTCGCAACTAGGGTTGAGATATACTAAGATTGTTCTTGATGACTTTGAATCTGAGCTAAATACAAAGACTCCAGATAGAAGAAGGGAGATTAAAGAATGGGTTATGTCTACTGTAGAACCAGCTTTAGAAAATTCAGCAGATAACGAAGGTTCTATATGGATGATAGGTACTATAGTTCATTACGACTCTTTCCTACAAAGTATATACGATGGTTATGTAGAAGCTCAAAGAGATAAGAGGAGCTATGCTTGGGATGTTATGTATCATAAAGCAATAGACTCAGATGGCAATGTACTGTGGCCTAGTTACTTCAGTAAAGAAAAACTACAAGATATACGTAGAAGATTTGAAGATGTAGGATTATCTCATAAGTTTGCACAAGAATACTTAAATGAGGCTAGGGACTTAGAGAATGCTAAGTTCAAGACAGACAGACTGCAGAACTATGACCATGAGTTCGAGAGTAGAGATGGCTACGCATACCTTGTAAACAAAGACGATGCTATTCCTGTTAATATCTATATGGGTGTTGACTTAGCGTATGAGGCTACAGAGTCAAGTGATTATCAGATAATAATGGTTATAGGTATAGATAGTGATAGAAATATTTATGTTATTGATTATATGAGAGAACATATACCTTTGTATGATATGCCAGAGCAAATATTGGAATATGCTAGAGAGTTTTCACCAGTAAAACGTGTAAATGTAGAGCACGTTGGAGCTCAGGGCATAATTAAAGATGCTGTTAACAGTCTTTCAGGTAAGGAAAGAAAGGTAGCACCGGGTATAGCGTTAGGAGTTAGACCTCCTAGTGGTATAAAAAAAGAAGACAGATTGGAATCTTTACTAGCACCAATAGTAAATAGAAAGAAAATGTTTATAAAAAGGTCTCATACATCTCTTGTAGATGAAATGTATCAATTTCCAAAGGGTAAGAACGATGACATACTAGATGGACTTTGGTATGCTATAAATAAAGCGAGACCTCCTGTTAGTAAGAGGTTTGATGCTACTGACTTCATAGAGAACAAGGTAGTAAAGCCTGTAAGTGAAACAAAAAAAAGAGTTATCTCTTGGGTGACTGGACAAAAAATTTAAATAATACTTGCATTGTATGTATATAATTTATTATATTACACATCAAAAAGGAAGGTGCGACCATTTCTAGTATTAGAGAGTTAGAAAAGAACGAATCTCAACAGTCAGAAGTTAATAGACAGTTGTGGAGAATGTGGAGAGATGCCCGTTCCGAGTGGGACGTAGAGGCAAGAGACTCCATAGACTTCTTTTTAGGTAATCATTATTCTCAAGAAGAATCAGATGCTCTACGTGCAGTAGGTCAAGGTGACTTTGTTATTGATAGAGTATATGCCGCAATAGAAAAATTAAAATCTTTACTTACATCACGTTCTCCTAAGTATAGTGCAGTTGGTAGAGAAGATTCTGATAGTAGGATATCCAATGTGTGGAGAACTATTTTAGAGTACATATGGGATATATCAGATGGAGATACACAATTCAAACAAGCAGTACACGATTATGCTACCGCAGGTATGGGTTACCTTTATGCTTATATAGACCCAGAGGCTGATTATGGCAGAGGAGAAGTTAAGTATACTTACCTAGACCCATTTCGTGTTTATGTAGACCCAGCATCCAGACATAGATATGCTGATGATGCATCTGGTATTATATTATCTACTATACTTACGGAAGACCAGCTTGTTAATATGTATCCTCAGGTAGAGCCTTTCTTAGAAGATATTGATAGTTATTACGATGAAGAAGATTATCCTGAGGGTGGTAGAAAAAATTCTTCACAATCCTTTACCCCTGATGTAACATATGAATCTGAGTATAATAGAATTAATAAATATAGAATACTAGAAAGATTTACAAAAGTAAAGGTTCCCTTCTATAGGATATTTAACAAGCAGGATGGCTCAGAAGTTATCCTAGATATAGAAAAATATAATGACTTCATAGAATCTGAAAACGCAAAGCTTTTAATAGAAGCTGAAATGATTGAGATTGTTGAAGTAATGCAAACAAGAATTAAAGTCTCAGCAACAGCAGGTGATGTGCTGTTGTATGAGCAAATATTAAATACAGACATATATCCGATAATACCAGTTCCTAATATATGGACAGGAACTCCTTATCCAAAGTCTGATATCGCAAAAGTCAAAGACTCTCAAAGACTTTTGAACAAGCTTTTCTCTCTCACTCTCTCACACGCTCAAGCCTCTGCTGGACTAAAACTAATGGTTCCAGAGGGGAGCGTAGATGATTTGGGGCAGTTGGAACAGGATTGGGCTAGACCTAATGCTGTTATACCTTATAACCCAGAGTTTGGTGCACCGCACTTCCCTGCCCCACAATCACTCTCAGGAGAGTTTTATAATTTAATGAGTAGGATAGAGCACTATATAGATTTAAGTTTCGGTATCCCAGAACTAATGCAAGGCTTTAAAGAAGCCGCACCTGAAACAGTTCGTGGTACTGCGATGCTTGCCGAGATGGGTGAGACTCGTGGTAAATCTAAATTAAGAGATATCGAAGGAAGTTTGACAAGGCTAGGTAAGAGTTTATATAACCTAGCTAAGGGTCATTATACTTACGCAAAGACGTTTAGAATTGTACAGCCAAATAACGACATTACGGAGTTTACGGTAAATATGTATGACGATAGGCGTCAAGAGGTTAATGCCATTACAAATGACATCACCGTAGGGCATTACGACGTGAGAATTATATCCGGTTCAACATTACCTTCTAATAGGGTAGCTGAGTATCAGATGTACCTAGAAGCGTATAGAATGAATCTGGTAGATGATGTCGAGGTTTTAAAGAAAACTGAAATCTTTGACAAACAAGGTGTTTTACAGCGGAAAGGCCAAATGGCTCAGATGCAGTCTTATGTTAAACAACTCGAAGCTCAAGTCAAGAAACTTAGTGGAGACCTTCAAACAGCAGAGCGTGAAACGCTCAACTCAAGAAAGAGGGCTGAAACTGAGAAGTTCAAGAGCAGGCTTAATGAGATTCAAAATGATACCAAGTTTAAAAGCAAGGTACAGGTTGATAATCTAAAACGAATTGTTGACTCAGAGACTCAGGCTGTAAGCTAATGAAAACAGAAGTAGTGGGAACGTTACCCGGTTCTGCTTTTATAGACATCTTTAAATAGGTGATGCTAAATTAAAAGAAATCGGAGAATATAATGGAAAACACTATGCACGAAAATACCGCAATAGAAGGTGTGGAAGGCGAAGTTTTAGAACAAGTTGTTGAGCCTGTACAAGTCGGTGGAGAACCAGCACAACCTGCTGAAGAAGTTGTTGATGATTCTAAAAAGTTTCAATCAATGTACGACAAGAAAGCCGCTGATTATGACAAACTTAATAATGAACTCGAGGAGCTTCGTAAATACGAACAACTAGGAAAGGTTCTACAAGATAGACCTGATGTAGTTGAGGCTATGAGAAATACTTTGAGTGGTAATGAGGCTAGTAAAGAAGAAGCCCCTAAGGTTACAGAAGATTCTTTTGACCCTTGGGAAGCTTATTACAAGCCCGGTTCACCCTCCTATGAGATGAGGGTGCAACAAGAAAAGGCTGTTGCTCAGCAAGCTGTTCAAGAACAGATGCAAGGGTTTCAGCAACAGATGGCGATAAATAACTTAAGACAAGATTTAGCTAGTAAGCACGGAATAACAGACCCTCAAATGGCTGACGACTTCATACAATTTGCAACTACACCTAGGGAAGACCTCCCTTTGGATATGTTAGTTGATGTGTATAGAAAGTATAAAGGCGGTGAGGAAAGAGTATCTCCAAACTTAGAGGCTGTTCAGAAGACCAAAACAATTCCAACTACGGCTGGAGTAGTTCAAGGGTCTGCACCTGAGCAACCAAACGAGCTAGATGATGTGTGGCAAGGAGTTATGAACTCGTCAAGAAATACTAAAATATAGACAAGGAGTCCTAAATGTCAACAATCAATCAAGGGATTGTAAATGTTGGTGACCCGGGTTCAGCCTCCTCAGGCTTTCATACTCGTAGGTTATTCAACTTTAGTGACCGTGTAGCGGACTTGGCTCCAGATGAATCACCATTTTTCGTGTATCTCTCAAAGGTAGCTAAAGTTCCCACGGATGACCCACAATTCCGATTTTTAGAAGATAGAACCAAGATTTCTATGACTGACCGAAGTTTTTTACTTGAAGGTTCTCATAGCATACCTGCGGCTGGTTCTAGCTTAACATATAGTGTAGACACATCTGCTGGAGCATCAGTAGATTTCCTAATTAAAGGAATGGTGTTTGCAGTTGAGTACGCAGAAAATAACGCACCTGAAACAATTATTGTAAGGGTAGAATCTTCTCCAGTAGACAATGGAGCTACAAGTTCATTTGTTGGAAAGACTATTTCTTCAGTTGATGGTGCTGAAGCACCTGCTGACAATGCAAAGTGTACTGTAATAGGTACATCGTTTGTTGAAGGTTCTGGTTCGCCAGATGTTTTTTCAGAAGAACTATCAAGCGATTCTGGTTTAACCCAGATTTTTAAAACAGCTTGTGAAATGTCAAATACAGCAAGAGCAACTCGCTATCGTGGTTATGCAGATGAGTTCCAAAGAGTTTGGAATCTTAAGTTACGTGAGCATAAGATTGATATTGAACGTGCTATGTTATTTGGTCAGCAAGCAACAGTTGGTGGAATACAGTACACTGAAGGTATAGCAGGGCATATTATCAAGAACGGTACAGCCGTAGTTGATGATAGTGCTTTATCTTATTCTTCAGGTTCACCTTACTATAGGTCTTCAACAGCTTCTGAGCTTACATATGATAGAATATTATCTGACTTTGAAGTTGTTTACGACCCAGCACGTGGTGGTTCAGATGGAAAACTAGCATTAGCTAGTTTACCAGTAATTACATTTTTCAACAAGTTAGGTTCAACATCTTTTGTTGACCAGTCCATTGCTAACGAATTGCGTTACAACATGGAAAAATCTGTTGGTTCTTTTGGACACACAGTTTTACAAGTTGAAACTATTCACGGTACAATGAATCTAGTTAAAGAGCCTCTATTTAGAGGTTTTGCTTCTGGTTTCTTATGTATGATTGATATGGATAATGTAGCTTACAGACCATTAGTAGGTAACGGAGTTAATCGTGATACTCAAATCATGACTAACGTTCAGTCTGCTGACGAAGACCTTCGTAAAGATATGATTTTAACTGAGGCTGGACTGGAAGTTTCTCTTCCTGAAAGTCACTATTTAATCAACTTAGAAGGAGTTTAATAATGGCTAGAGCAAGTTATTTAGAACAAAACAGTGGCAGTAGTAAGTTAAAGCTAAAGGTTGAGAATGTAACTGCGGCTAGAACATTAACAGCTAATGATTCTGGTAAAATCTTTACATTAGACCAAGATGCTTCATTTGATATTACTCTTCCAACGGCGGCTGATGCTGGAGCTGGATGGCACGCAAAGTTTATCCTAACTGATGCTGGCAGTGGAACAGTTAAGGTTATCCCAGATTCATCTGAAGATACTTTAATTGGTATGATTCTGTCTGCAGATGGTGCGGCGGCTGAATCAGCAGAGTCTGGAGTTGATGAACTCATATGGGTTGCTTCAACTGCGGCTCCCGGAGATTGGGCTGAGTTAATGTGCGATGGCAATAACTACTATGTACATGGTCAAGAGCATGATGCTGACCATATGACATTGGCATAAACTGAATAAATAAAGTTAACAGTAATTAGAACTGTGGGGGTTGTCGTATAAAGGATGACCCCCAAATCTAAGGAGAAAATATGAATTGCATACATTGTAAAACACCAAACCCAGAACAATGGTTCTACTGCAGAAGCTGTGGTAATAAGGCTTCTCAGTCTGTTTATACTACTAATTTATTTATGCAAAGTGAGATAGGTAAGAGAAGTGATATAGAATTTTCTACAGTTAGTATGGACAGTCATATAGACAAAATTAACAAAGATAAAATTTCAAAAAGCAATAAATTCTGGAAAGAAAAAGTAAAGCAGGCGGGAATAGCAAATGGCTAATTTTGATGTACAGATACAAGATTTAATTGGAACTTTTTCAGACCAAACTGCTATGGATGATTTCATGACAGCAGGTGCTAAGGAAGTTATAAACGCATTGCCATTGTCAATGCTGTACAAGTGTTCAGATAAAACAACTTTAAATAACTCACCAAGTAGTTTGACAAATGTTGATACAAAAGGCAGAATACTAAGTGTTTTAAGACTTGATGCGGATAGTAGTGGGATTCAAAGACCTTGTAGATATGTTGAGAGTTTTAAAAGAGGAAGGGTTCAAGATAGTGTAGATATGGAGTTTGCTACAGCAACAGACCCTGTGTATTTACTCTATGATAATACATTAGAGATTTATCCTACTCCAACCGCAAACCAAACAGCAGATGTGCAATTTGTTTCATTTCCAACTGTAGATGCTAGTGGTGAAAGCACAATAGGAGATTTTCCAAATGAGTCAGAGCACTTAGTTGTTTTATATGCATCAATAAAGTGCCTAGAAAGGCAAATGTTTTCAGAGGAAGATATGGAGTTGTATATGCCTATAATAAAAGAATTAAAAGAAGATTATAACAGAGGGATATCGGAGATAAGGGCTTAATATGGCAGTGCATTCAATAAGTGTAAAAGAGTTAATAAGTAGAGTAAGGATGGTTTTTCCAAGTGCACCTGAAAAATATTTATTAGAGTTAATAAATGATGCCTTAGTAGAAATAGGAACTCATAAGGTAAAAGTTGTCCACGCTAAAATAACAACAGTTGCTGATAGAATGTATTACGACTTAGCAGATGGGTCGGTTGACTCAGCTGGCAATAGGCTAGAAGTAAATCAAGTTTTAAGAGCATATTTAATGGATAATGAAGGTGATTATATACAAATACCTAGGTTAATTGATAAAGACTTATTATTAGCCGACATAACTAGTGAATCTAATTTAAACGTACCTGACGGAACTTAATTATGGCAAGCAATATAAAATACCCAGAAAACCAAGCAATGTACTTCATAGAAGGAGACAAATTAGCTTTAATAACAAAGGTAGATTCTAGCGGAAATGGAAGAACTAGTTCTAGAAAGCAATGGAAGGCTATTTCTGAGGCAGTTACAGACGGGATACTGATACATTATTATGCCGCTCCTAATCCAATTAGCTTAACATCTAGTAACTTAGGCATTGATAATAATTTAGAATCTGCAGTAGTAGATTATGTAAAAAAATGTTTATATATGGATAGGGCTGGAGCTTCAACAGAAGCAAGCTTGGCTCAGTCATCTATGGCTATGGCTAATAAACATGAAAGAAATTTTAAAGAAGCTGTTCAAAGACACAGCGTAAGGAAAAAAGACAAGACTGGCGGTAGCCGTGTTGTCAAAGTACCAAATTTAGTTTAACCAATATAAATGCTTTTAAGCGGTGGGGGAGGAATATAGGATAAATTATGTCTGACATTAATAAGTTTACTAGTAAGGAGGTACTGAATAAGGTACTTCTAGATTCTTCCGGCAACTCAGTAGCCGCTTTTTCTCACACAACTCAAGAAGCCTTGAATGCGGCTTTAGACACTACAAACAATAGATTAAATATGTCTCTGGCTGGAGGTACTATATCTGGAGACGTAACTATTACAGGTGATTTAACTGTAAATGGTAGCGATACAAACGCAAATTTCGATGAAATAATAAATGGTAGTCTCGCTATTGGAGCAACTGATAAGTTTTATCTTGATGGTGGCACAGATACATATATTACTGAAAGTTCTGATGGTGTTATAGATTTTTATGGTGATACTAAACTTCTACTTACACTAAAACAGAATGGAACACAAAGTGAAGTGGTAGTAAATGAAAGTAGTTTTGATTGTGATTTTAGAATTGAGTCAGATGCAAACACCCATGCTTTTTTTGTTCAAGCCTCAGACAGTAAAGTTGGGATAGGCAATGCTAGCGATGGAAATGTAGATACCCCACTTCATATTCTTGTTGAAGGTGGAGGCTCTGGAAGTCTACTCAATGGCATAAAAATGGAAGACCCAGCCATATCTGGTACTGAGCATTTAGGTATTTTATTTAGTGGAAGAAGTGATAATGCTGGTGGTAAAGCATATATGGGAGCAGTAAGGGCTGATAACTTTGGAGTAATGGATTTAGTCTTTTATACAGATTCAGCGGCAGATGATAATAGTGTTACAACAAGTGACAATGTAATGACTTTCACTCATGATGGGAGATTAGGAATTGGCACTGCTGGTGCAAATGTTGATTCTCAACTTCATGTTCAAGATGACAGCTCAAATTGCACAGTTAAAATAGAAGCAAGTGCATCTGGTACTGGTGCGAGGTTGCAAATGATTTCAGCAACAAACGATACTGCTGAATTTTATTTAGGTGATGCTGACGATACAAACATAGGTCGAATTAGTTACAATCACACAAGCAATTATTTAGCAATTCATACTAATGATACTGAAAAATTTAGAATTGACTCTAGTGGTGATGTCGGCATAGGAACATCAGCACCTAACTACAATTCTACTGCAATGGCACTAACTGTTCTTGGTGGTAATTCAGAAGATATAGGCTCTGTGGAAATTATAGGACATACTGATAGTGGAGGTACTGCTGTAGCTAGGCTATATATGGGTAATAGAGCTGGTAGTCAAGATGATTTAGTATATCTTGAAACTAAAACTGGCACTGGAGCATCTGATGGTGTATTGTGTTTTTACACATCAGCATCTGGTACTCCTACTAAAAATTTTGAATTAGATGCTAACTCAAGAATTTCACTAAGCAATAATGATGCAAGTGGAGCAGTAGGCACAACTTTATTTGGCTATCAAGCCGCTTTAAATTTAGTTAGTGGGGCTGAAAATGGAACATATATTGGTCACATGGTCGCAGGAAATGGAACTATAACAAATGCCGCTGATTCAAATACTGCTATGGGTTTTAAATCAATGTTTGACCTGACTTCTGGAAGTGCAAATACGGCAGTGGGATATAGAAGTGCTTTTGATTTGACAAGCGGAACAGGCAATACTGCTCTTGGTAGTGATGCACTAAAAGGCACAAATGATGGAACAAACAATGTAGCGATTGGAAAAAGTGCTATTGAAGCAAATTGTGGGAATTATAATGTAGCTGTTGGGTCAGAAGCATTATTGAATACTACAGCATCTTCAAATGTAGGAATAGGATTTAGAGCTGGTAAGGCTGTTACTTCTGGGGCTGACAATATATTAATAGGACATAATGCTGGCTTGACTATGACAGATACTGCTGATACAGTTTTAATTGGTAGGGATGCTGGAAAAAGTATTGACCATTCTGATGCAACTGGTACTGTATGTATTGGTAAAAATGCAGGTGAGCTAATTACACAAGGGCAATATTCTACTATTATAGGTTTTAATTCTGGAATGGTTATTACAACTGCTGATGCAACAACTACTTTGGGATATGAAGCAGGTAAGGCAATAACCACACAAAATAATTGTACATTGATTGGTTATCAAGCAGGATTAGCTATAAATAATGACAATGCGGCTAATTCAACTTTAATTGGATATAAAGCTGGAGTAGCAATTACAGATGGTAAACAGAATACTGCTGTAGGTGTCAATGCTCTTTTAGACTGTACATCAGCAGATTATAATGTTGCTGTAGGTAATAATGCCTTAGAAAATGTTAGCACTGGTTCAAATAATATGAATACAGGCATAGGATATGCATCT